TGAACGGACCCTATATTGTCATCACCGTATGTGGATAGAGCCACTTGACTGCGGAATGTTGAATATAGTTCGGGATTGAAAGCCTTGACATGTCTGTACATGAAGCAGCGTAAATTCAAACTACCACAAATACTATTCAATATGACAGTCAAAGAATTTCCACTAATATGACCGCCTTCTGTCAATCCAATGAGATCGCCATTGAATGCTATAACTGCGAAGACTATATCACCAGCCATTGCTTCCATTATAGTGCGATCTTCATCGGTGTAAGCACATTCTTTGGAGCAATCAATCTTTATTCTAATGGATGCAAGTAATACCTGAGAAATTAATTTCATATCATATTCCTTGTAATCTCCACCGAATAATCGTTCGATCCCATATTTCAATATGTATTCATGCAATTCCTGCCATTCAGGACCATGACTATTGACGCCAACGGCACATTCTGCTACCTTGGGGTTGAACTGCAAAACACGGAGAATAGGCAAGAAATATTTACGCACCAAAAACGTCAATGCAATTGGGTTACCGTAAAAGATACGACATTTTCTCTTAGACAGTACTTCATCTTTCTTGCAAGCTTTAGCAATAGTATAAGCTCTCTCTCCCCTACGATAACAGTCTTCACAACGTTTTATTTCTGCCCTTATTTCAGGCGTCAATTCACGATTGTTAGGAAATTCCTCAGTTGGTTCCAGATCAATCACATGATTTCTCTTTGGCCCTTTCAATGGATATCCAATAGATGTATTCAATGGTATGGGGTCTATAAACTTCTTGCCTGGTATCCCACAAAGATTCTCCTTATCAGTAAGAGGACGAGTATCTTTCCACATGTCGGATTTAAAGATTGGTATAACCTCACTTTTGTAATCCTTAATGGCTGCAATTAAAACGTCAGGATCGAATGGTTTTGCTGGCTCAGCCATACTAGCTAAACACTTTTGCCATCCTTCCCACTGTGGGTTAATCACAGGGGGTCCGTAAATATTAGGCTCACCCAATACATCAGTGACATGTTCGCTTATAGGTGTAACCTGCACATTTGATCGAAACGTCGACATACCTGGACAAGAACCATAATACTCAATTTGTGAATTTTCTGGCAAATAGTTCAGGGGACTTTTTGGATGTAAAGGATCATCATTCAAAACAGTTACCCCATAAACTTGCGCTTCGAAATTTTCAGCACTACCAGTCAATAAAACTCCTTCAACCTCACGTAATTGTGAGATAGC